AAGGCACGACGAGACGACGCTTAAAGCAAGGATAGCGAGACTGGAAAGCCGCGTGAAAGAGCTAGAACAAGATTTGGCGCGCCGCGAAACCGAGCTTAAAATGCTACGCGATGCAGATCACTAATCGCATGGAGGGGGTCAGGGACAAATATCAAAGTATTAGCGCCAATTTAGACCGCGCGAAGCGCGAGGCGCTAATTATTAAAAAAATAGCCGGAGCCAAAAACGCTCTGGGTTTTTCAACAATTTCTAAAATTACCAATATGCAAGTTATCAAAACAACCTTCGGAGTTAGCAACCTGAAAAAGGCTATCACCTACCTGGGAGGACAAATCCGAAATGCTTACAGCATCGACCAGGATGGAGACGGAAAATCGTCTACTGCCGAACTAATTCAGTATGGGCTAGCGACCATCGCGACTCTTCCTGGAATCCTTCCGGCTCTTAGTGCGTCACAGGACGAGATCAAAGACCTCACAAGCGCGGAGATAAACGAACTGGTAGACCACGTACTAAATACCGAATTTCTGCCAGACGACCGCGAACGCGCCGAGCATTACGTAAAATCTTTAATCTACGTGCTTAACGTGAACCGCCAAATGGTAAGTTTCAGCATTAAGTTTTTCGCAGGCGAGGACGTACGTTTCGACCCATTGGCCGGGCTACTGTAGATCTTCGGATTGTTTTTCTTGTGTTAGGAGGCCTCACGCGTTTATTCGCGTGGGGTTTTTAACCTAATTTTTGTATATTGCAACTCGAAAAGAGTATTTAATCTAAAATTTACGACATGGCCTTTTTACACGGCGCGGAGGTAATCGAACAAAGTTCAGGTACCCGGCCAATTAATCCAGTCCGCAGCGGCGTGATCGGGTTGGTAGGAACCGCGCCAAAAGGCGCAACCAACACCCTAACTGTAATTACTACTCCCCGCCAAGCTATCGAGACTTTCGGCGAACAGGTGCCGGGGTTCACCATCCCAAAAGCGCTGGACAGCATTTTCGCGCAAGGAGGAGCGCGGGTGCTAGTAGTTAACGTTTTCGACGCGGACGACCACACCACGACGGTCGCTGACGAAAGCAACGACGTAGCGGCGGGGGTTTTCTCTCTTGCTAACGCTCCGGTTGGAGCCGTCGTTATTACTAGCGACGACGGTATAACCCCCTACGTCGACGGTACGGACTACAGCATCGACGCGTTCGGCAACGTTCGCATCCTGGATACCACGGCGATCCCTAACGGGACGACCTTGTTAACGGATTACGTCTATCTCGACCCTACGGCGATTACCGCAGCGGTAGTTAACGGGTCGGCTTCGGTCCCCCGCACAGGAATAGAACTATTAGACGAAGCGGAAAGCAACCTGGGGTATGCGGCGAAAATCCTTATCTCTCCTACGTACAACGAACTCGCAGCGGTAGCAACAAAGCTGCTTGCAAAGGCTACGAAGTACCGAGGCGTTACTATTTTCGACGCTCCGGCGGCTACGGACTTAGCCGCAGCGATTGCTAGCCGAGGCGCGGCTAGCACGGTGCCAACCTTCCAGACTTCTAACAAACGGGCAGTGTTGGCTTTCCCTTACGTTAAGGCTTTCAACCAGCTTGGCGTAGTAGAGGAACGCCCTTTAAGCGCGTACATAGCTGGCCTTATGGCTGTTAAGGATAACGCAGAGGGCTACTGGGTCTCTCCGAGTAACACTCAGATTTTGGGTATTACGGGGCCGAAATTACTGCTTACTGCGGGCATAAGCGATACTGGAAGCAACGTTAATTTGCTGAACGAGCAAGGCATCGTAACGGTATTCAGCGCATACGGTACCGGGTATCGTCTTTGGGGCAATCGCTCTAGCGCGTTCCCTGTCGAAACTACGAGCGACAACTTCATTGCGGTACAGCGCGTAAAGGATGTACTTAACGCAAGCGTAGAGCAGGCTATGCTACCTTTCATCGACCGCCCGATCAATCAGGCACTAATTGCCAGCATCCGGGAGACGGTGAACGCATTCATCCGAACGCTTGTAGGGCGCGGCGCACTGATCGACGGAGAGTGCACGTACAACCCTGACGACAACCCGTCCAGCGAGATCGCAGCGGGCCGTCTGGTATTCGATATTGCCTTCGCGGCTCCTACGCCTGCTGAGCGCATCACCTTTAAATCTTACCTGGACCAGAGTCTTTTAGGGGCTTTGGCGTAGGTTCAAAACATAAGCAATGGCACTACCAATTAACAAGGTAACGAACGCGAACGTCTACGCGGAGGGTAACAGCCTTCTCGGTAAGGTTATGGAGTTCGAGTTACCGGAATTGAGCACCAAGACGACCGAGAACAACCCGCTGGGCATGATCGGCGTAACGGAGCATTTCGCAGGGTTCGAGAAGATGGAGGGCGTAATTAAGTGGCAAAGTTTCTATAAAGAAGTTTTCGATCTTACTGGCGATCCCTTCGCGTCTAAGAGCTTGCAGCTTCGCGCAAATATCGACGTCTACGACAGTTCCGGATTTACCCAGGTCGCAGCGGTTGTCTATCTTACTTGCCAGTTTAAGAAGGTCCCTTTTGGATCCTTTAAGGCGCACGAGAACGTAGAACTGGAAACGGATATTTCCGTAACAGCGATTAAGATGGAGTACGACGGTGCGACAGTGCTGGAGTACGACGCACTGGCTAACATCTACAAGCTTAACGGTGTAGATAAGTTGGCGACCTACCGCAACAATATCGGAGCGTAAGCACCGAAAGAATAAAGGAGGCGGCTTCGGCCGCTCCCGCTTTTTTCCCTTAACACAATCAAGAAAAAAATGGCTAATCCTACTACTACTGTGAAGGCTACACCGGACTACGTAGCGACGTTAATGGCTGCGGCGAAGCGTGGCGACAAAGAACTTACCTCGTTCGGCATTATCGACGCACGCGGCCGCGACGTCATCAAGGCGCAATCTTTAATGGACGGCGACGCGTCGCGGTACTTCCCTTCCCTTATGCACGTAGTGTGCAGAGTCGACGGCAAGCGCAAACCTATCGAGTATTTCGAGGACCTGCCGATGGGTACGTTTAGTAAGCTTATGGTCGCCCTGAACGACGAGGGGTTTACCGAATAGGCGAGGAGGAGATAGTATTTTTGGTGCGCAGCGGCTTTGGCTACGCAGATATATGCGACAAGATGACCCCGCGCCAAATGTACAGATACCACGCCGCAGCGGTAGCACTGCACAACAAACTAAGTCCATCCAGCTGATAACTCGGGTGGGCTTTTTTTTCACGTTATGGAGCGTAAAGCCCACTGACGCCGAAGGCTCGGTGGGATGTAAGCGACTCCAATTATACTTACATTTTGTAAATTTAAACAAATATTTGTATTTGTTAAAATAATGTTGTATATTTGCACTATGTTCAAAGCGTATAAATATAGAATCTCACCTACCAACTCACAAAAAGAGTTGATTGCTAAACATATTGGCTGTAGTAGATTTGTATATAATTTAGCTTTGGAAACTAAAAATAGTGCATATTTAGGTTCTAAACATAATTTTTCTCCTTTCGATTTAACAAAGCAACTACCTGAATTAAAGAAAGAATGTGAATGGCTAAAGGAAGTGAATAGCCAATCTTTGCAACAGTCTATACATAATATGGGCATTGCTTTTAAGAAATTCTTTAAAGGTGCTAGTTTTCCAAAGTTCAAATCAAAACATAGAGGCAGACAGTCTTTTTCAGTACCACAAAATGTGATAGTTAAAAATGACTTGTTGATAATTCCTAAGTTTAAAGAGGGAATTGATATTGTTTTGCACAGACCAATTAAAGGAACAATTAAGAGTGCAACTATTAGCGTTACACCGACAGGAAAATACTTTGCTTCAATATTAGTTGACACCAACCAAGATACACCTATAAAAGCACCTATAAAAGAGGAAACTACTATTGGAGTTGACTTAGGAATTAAAACATTTTTGGTTACCTCTGATGGATTAGAAATTGAAAATCCTAAGCATCTACGCAAAGCACAAAGTAAATTAAAATATGTACAACGTAAATATTCAAAGAACAAAGGTAAGCGTACGAAACAACGCCTTGCTTTACTACACGAAAAGGTAGTAAACAAACGCAAAGATTTTCTGCATAAGACTTCTACTAAGTTAATTCGTGAGAACCAAACGATTTGCTTAGAGACACTCGCAGTAAGTAATATGGTTAAGAACCACAATTTAGCACAAGCAATCTCAGACGTAAGCTGGTCAACTTTTGTAACTATGTTAGAATACAAAGCTGGTTGGTACGGTAAGAACATCCTAAGAATAGGGCGTTTTTCACCATCTTCAAAAACTTGTTCGTGTGGGGTAATCAACAAAGACTTAAAACTGTCCAATAGAACTTGGACTTGTAAGTCTTGTGGAGTTACACACGATAGAGATATTTTAGCTGCTAATAACATAAAATATTTTGCACTTAAAAATCATTTGACTGGGGAACACAGTCTTAAAAATCAAGGTAAGTTGCCAACATTAGTTGGAGCGTTGACCCTTGAAGCCCATCCCATCGCCTCTGGCGTGGGTGGGTAGCTCACGCTCTGAATATTTGTACCATGAGGAAAATAATGGACGCTACGATAGTGCTAAGCGCAGTCGACCGGATGACCAAAACGGTCAATTCGGCGTATGGCAACGCCCAGCGGAAGCTCGACAAGGTTAGGCGCTCGTCGGCTCGTATCGCTGATAGCTCGGCCAGCTTTGCGCGTGAAGCCGCTGCGCCTGCTGTAGGTATTGGCTTAGCCCTGGCGATCCCGATTAAGAAAGCTATAGAGTTCGAGGATCAGATGGCCTCGGTCGGCAAGGTGCTAAACCTTAAAACAGGATCGGCAGAACTTAAAGCGGTGGGGGCGGAAGTTCAGAATATCGCGGAGTATCTGGCCACCTCGCCGGAGGACGCAGCAGCGCTGTATGCAAGCTTAGCGCAAGGCGGTGTCGCTAGGGATCAGCTTAACGACATCGCGAGAACAGCGGGGGAAGTAGCCGTGGCGTTCGAGATCGACCCAGGCACGGCGGGAGAAAGATTTGTAAAGCTTCAAAACGCGATGGAGCTAACTACCGCAGAAGCTAAAACAGCCACAGACGCGATCAACTTCTTATCCGATAACTCGGCGGCGAAAGCGTCAGAGATGCTCGATTTTTTTGCGTCCGGTGGTGCGGGGGCCAGTCGCGCACTAGGCGTAACTGCCGCAGAGGGGGCGGCGCTTTCTTCGGTGTACATCGCAATGGGCAAATCCGGCTCTGAGGCAGCGACTATTGTGGAGCGCATGACTAAGACATTGCGCAACCAAGGTACAGAGGTGGGCAAGGTATATGCCGCTGCGGGCGGAGGAATGGAAGGTGTCTTGGCAGTAATAGAGACCGGGGAGAAATTACAAGGCGCGGCAAAATTTGATTATTTTAAGCAGTTTGGAGAGTATGGGGTAGAGGTAGAGCAGATGGCTAATAACTCGGCGCTACTCGCCAAGCAGTTAGGGTATGTGGCCGACGAATCGGCGTATGCTGGCTCAGTGCAGGCCGAATTTGTTAATCAGTCTAATACGACAGCGTTCAAGTTGCGCCAAGCGCAGACCAACGCTGAGAACTTGGCTATACTTATAGGCAACGAACTGCTTCCAGTCATCACAGATATTACCGAAGCGGTAATGCCTGTAATCGATAGTATATCTGCGTGGGTATCCGCCAATCCGGAACTTACGAAAACGATCCTTAAAGTTACCGCAGCGGTAGGCGCGATCTTAGGCGTTCTGGCTGCGGTAGGCTTCGTAATATCGGGGGTTGCTACCACGGTGGGCGTCTTAGCGACAGCGTTCTCGGTGGTGGCGTCACTCCCCTTTATTATTGGTGCGGCGTTAGTCGGTGCGGGCATTCTGATCTACAAAAACTGGGATAAGATAAAGACGTTCTTTGGTAACGCTTTAACGTGGATTAAAGAAACTGGAAGCAAGATACCCCAGATGCTAGCGGACGGCATTAAGGCTACACTAATGATGCCTTACAACCTAGCTAAGACGATGGTAGAGAAGGTGCGCAACCTCCTCCCATTCAGTCCCGCGAAAGAGGGGCCGTTGCGCGACTTGCATAAGATAAAATTAGTGGAAACTATCGCAGCGA